GCCAGCCAAATAAATGGTGGGTTATAGATTGGTACTACCATTTCTTCAAAACTGACCGATGGTCGTGTGAAGTCAATGACTTGTTTAGTTAATTCAGTTCTTGGTGTGCTGACCCCAAGATTTTCAAATACCGCACGGAAGCGATACTTGAGCTTTGGCATGAGCAAGCCTTGTGTTGGGCTTGACTGATCACTGGCCAAAGGCACGGTCATTCTAGTTAATGATGCAATGGACATGGTTGTCTCCTATTATGTAATTATTTATGGCAGATGAGATCAAAAAAAATGGGGCTTTGGCCCCATTTTTCTGCGTTAGCGATACCGTTAGACGGTACTTGATGTTGCAACCTGCCCTGCAGATATCTCGCCTGTGTTCTTGATTCTAACAGGAATGTAGATAAATTCAACTGCTTTGACTGGCTCAATCGCAATGTCAACAAACAGTTCGTTTCTATCAATACGTGCTGGTGTGTTGTTTGATTCGTCACACACAACCAAGTAATCATAGACACCTCGCTTGGCAATCAAATCGTTGAGCAAGTTTTCAATGGAGTTAGAAATCTCATCACGTGTGATCTGATCGTTGGGTTCAAACACAAAGTTCTTACCAATGGTTTCAAGTCTAGCACGGAGGAATGCAACCAAACGTGCCACGTTGATGCGATCCAATGCACTGGGCGCGGCTGCTTCAGTCTTGTTACCGTAGTTAAGAATACCAGATCCAGGCAAGAATGTGATTGGATTAATCTTGTTATCGTACAACACATCACGAATGCCTTGACGGATAGCAGTAGATACAAACTGTCCTGTCTGTGCGTTGACATAGCCTAGTGAGAAAGCGTTGTCAACAATGCCGCGGCGTGTGCCTGCTGGCGCTAGCCATGGATAGCTCACTTCGTCACTGCGCAGAATAGTACGGATCATCATGTGGCTTGGTGGTTGTACCACTGTTGCTCCAGTCAAATCTGTAGTTTGGCAACTTGGATAGAATGTACCCAAATACGCATCTGCTGTGACCAGTCCGTCTTCGTTGTCAAAACCAACGGCTGCGGCATTGGTAGCCCAGGCAGTGATTGCGTCGGCATTGTCTGCCAGACGCATTGGTGTGTCACCAATGACAAATGCTGTTTGACTGCGCTCGTTGTTGAGTGCTACCATGTTAGGAATCAACTCAGGATAGTTAGGTGTAGCTAACAAGTTGAACTGACGTTGTTCTTCACGGAGTTCTTGATTGCTGTCAATGCTTGACTTCATAGCTGCCACAACCATGGAACGAACTGCTTTACGTCCCATGTATGGTGCACCATTGCTCTGCAAGCCACTGGCTGTGACCCATGCATTGGTCACGGTTCCTGTGAATGTTGGGTAAGCAGTAGAGTTGAAATAATCAACCTGGAAGCTCTTGACGTTAAATCCTGAACGACGTAGGTTAAATGCCAACATGCCTTCTGGATACAGGGTGTAATCAGGAGCATCTGGATCCAAATAACTACTGCTCAACAAGCTGGTGATAGTTGGAAGTGGCGCTGTGATAGGATCTGTGTCGCCATTGGTTGCCCAACGAAAATCTGCAAACAGCACACCATTTGGTGTTGTTTGATCAGTGTTGTCAATTAATACCCATTGGTCTGATCCATCCACGCTTTCCCAACGTTTGATGATTGGGTACTGTTCAAGATCGCTGGTATCGATCCACAAGTCGCCGTATACTAGATCTGTGCCGTCTGTTTGCTTGGTTGGAGCTGTGGTAGAAATGATTGGTCCAGATGGATTGGTCAGTGTCAAGTTAAAGCCACGTGCATCATTGGCCACAGTTTTGTAACCTTTCCAATTGGTGCCATCACTGATCATGATATCAACTTGATCTGTGGCTGAGTAATACCACAAACGACCGTCAACTGGATCTTGATCCGGTGCATCGTTGGAAGCAGTGTATGTCAATGTAACCCAGTTACTGAGAGTAACACCGTTGGCAACATCATCGGGTGTTGTGTATTTTACACCTTCAACTGAAACATTAAATCCAGCATCGGCCACTGGTGTGCCGGCTGTGTTGTCTAGAACAATACTACCACCTTGCGTATGCTGTATTTGTATTGCACCATCGCTGGTCACAGCAGCCGTGGTATTTGCCACGTTGGCTGCCAAGAACGCTGTGACAAAATCTGTAGCTGTAGTGCCACCAAGTGTGGCAGTCACAGGTGATGTCAATGTATTGCTATTCTTGGCGCTGGCCTGAATAGTAAATGTATTGCCTGGTGTAAATGTTGGTGATGTATCATCACCATTGATAATTGTAGAACCAGACTGTAAACGTTCAAAAATCTTGAGTGTGAATGTATCGTCTTCATTGACATCATACTGGGCATAGGTGCTGCCTGCTGTGATGTTGCGTCCGCCACCTGCTGGATCAAGTGCTTTGTTCGCGCTCTGATCATTCTCATACACAGGGCAGTTTTGTTGTACAAACAATCCCAAAGTTGAGTTATATTTTTTCACAACCAAATCAGTACCTTGGTTCACATTGTTGGTTTTGTTCCATACTGAACCTGATGGGTGTGGCTCTGGGCTACTAGATCTCCACTGTGGAACTGTGTAGTTTGGAGATGCTTGTAGCACAGGAGCATAGTAAATGCGTGATGTAATACCCACTGCGGCCAACAACCCACCTGCACCATCAGTGATGTCAAGGATACCGTTTCCGCTGTCGGTAGAGCCGTCATTGGTACCACGACTGTCAATATAGATCACTAACTTTCCAGCAACGTTTTGCGCACTGATGCCCGAGTTACTGGCCATAGTAGAGTTAATGGTTGTAGCCAACTGAGTAACAGTTGTTCCTGTGAAGTTAATCAACACATTGTTAAGGAAGAAAGTACCTGCACTAAGGGTTGGATTGGTTGCTGTGCCAATCACCGATGGCCATGAATTTTTCCAGTCATCACTGCCTACTAGAACCCAACTGTTGGCAGCTACTGTAGGATTGCTCACTGTGTTACCGGGGCTCTTGTAATAGACTGGATTGTTGGCATTGGTAGCTACCACACAGTAGTCACCAATATTGCCAATGGAATCTTTTGGCACACCACTGTCAAGATCAGCTGTGCTGGTAATCACTATAGGAGTCTTGAGAGTAAACGCTGAAGTTGTATAACTCCATTCAAAAATGCCCCAGGCAGAATCTAAAGTGTCTAACCAGTAGGTTCCGTTGTCAGGACTACCAGTTGGACGTGTCAAGCTGGCAGTGAGTTCGCTAAGGTCAATGTCAGCACGTTGTACATAACAACGATTTGAAATACCCAGAGCCGAGTATGCAGCCAGCAACCCATATTCATTGAGCTCGTAGCCGTTGATTGGTGTACCAGCAGTGGTTTGGTAAAAGAATGGATTACCAAACGTATTGACCAAATCTCTCTGTGAAGAGATTAAATAAACCTTGCCAGCATTGACTGCTGTGGTGCCGGCTGCAACGCCTACACCGCTACCACTGATCTTGTTCTGCGCTGTGGCGATCAAGATAAATGGTACTGAATTAGTTGGGGCTGGTAAGTAGTTACTTTCGTCAATGATTGTAACTTCTACGCCTGGGGAAACTAGTGCCATGTGTCTGTTCCTTTAATAAAAAGTGCTATTCATATTTAGCGGCAGGCACCAAAACCGCCGTCTAACCTTGCCCTTACGTAAGGTTTTGTCTTAAATAACTGCATGCCAAGACCCATTTGTAAAGCCTGTAACAAGAATCCAGCGGCAATCAACTGCCATAGAGATGATAAAACTTACTATCGTAGTAGATGTGACGCTTGTATTCGCAAAGGGCGTAAACAAAAGCCAGCTGTGCCTCGATGGCAATCAGCTGGCTATAAGAAAAAAATGGTCTGCGATCGCTGTGGATTTAGAGCAAAAAGCACTGCGCAAATACTGGTGTATCACATGGACGGCAATCTCAACAATTCAGAACTTCGCAATTTAAAAAGTGTTTGTTTGAACTGTGGTATTGAAGTTACTCGAAGCGACTTGCCTTGGCGACGCGGAGATCTTGAAGAAGATCGTTGACCTGTTTGTACAGCTGATCTAAGGTGGCATTGTTGTCCAACACTGCATCAAACTCTGTACCGACCCAGGCTGTTTCGCTGGCATGTACATCAGGATATGCTGTTTTCATATGATCAAACGATCCGTGATTGGATTCAACTGCAAGATCGTACCACTCGGGCTCGGGTCCACGCACTACTCTTAACACAATGCCACCTCGATTTCGTATGGCTTTGATTTCGTTGGGGAAACGGCAGTCTGAAATTACCACATCATCCGAACTGTTTCGTAGTTTGTTTTCTAAACTGGCAATCCAGATATCATCATGAAATCCACGACGACATACCTCTGTGCCCCAGTACTGTAGAATCCAGCGGGGAGTTATTGCACGATCCAGTCTTTTACTCCACCAAGGATCCACTTGTTCACGCCATTCACGAGCTTGTTTTGTACGGCCTTCCAGCATGGTTCTATCCCATCCAAACACAGCCGCTACTGCATCTTTCAGCGTGTTAGCAAAACTTTCTCTACGAAATTCGTGGATGTTTACCAGATAGTCAGCGATAGTGTCTTTGCCGCTGCCAATAAAACCGCATACTCCGATAATCATATTTTTTCCTTGGGTTGATATCCAAAAACTTCTACGCATTCTTTTTGTATCCAATCGGGTAGCAAATAAAAATCATCTTCTTTGTTACAATCGGGCCACGACGGATCTCTCACTCGCTGGTACCAGCTGGGCCAGCTGGCATAGGTAACCATGTTATCTAACGGAATCAACTTGTCTAACTCAACTTGGCTTTCGCCTAGTTCCTTGAATATGTTTTCTAAATCTAGAAAATATTTTTTACCTATTTCTCTGAACAGTTGATAGTTGTGTTGCACTTCTTGTGAAACTTGTTTAGGTAATCCAAACTGCATCCAATGTTTGGCTGTTTTAATTATAGATAAAAATCTTTTATCATTATCCACAATATGGTCATAGGGTTCTAGGGCGTACTCTTCGAAGGTATAAAAACCCAAAGATTTCATATATTTCAATGTGCCCGGTGATGCTGCCATCAAGAATGGCACATGATTTATCACTGGGATCCAAGTTTTCTCAGTAAGGTACGGCATAGTATCACACAACGTCTCAGCAATCAATCTGAATCTTGATTTTTTATACAACTCTATGTCGTAAACATAACCATCGTAATGGCAAGTCTGTGGAGAACTATAAACTATATCAACTTTGTCTGGATTTTGTTGATGCTGAGTGACAAAAGTTTCAAATTCTTGTTCAGTGATCTCAGGAATGAACCGCTTAGATGCTTTCATCATACCTGGCGTCATAAAGTATGACCATATTGCCCGATCTAGTAGGCCAGACCTAGATAACAACCAAAGCAGTCTTGTCCTATTTGCTTTCATTGGTTTGCCGGTAAGAAACAAAAACTTATCAGCCAAGGGATTCCAGGCCTGATTAAAAATAGAAGTATTTTTTACCTCCATCTGATAGTACGTTGACGCCAAGACAATGGGCAAGAAATGTGTTTTACCTATTTTAGCCAAACTGTTTTGTTGAGAGATGTAACTATGATCCAGCACACTGATTATGTTGTATCCTGATTTTTCAAGTGCAGGGCGCAATAAATCCAACCCTGTTTTATGAAAATCTATGTGTTCTGTTTGCCAAAACAATAGGTTGTCTACTTTACTAGTCTGCTGGACTTGATTGACTATCGCATCAATGTTGTTTCTAATAGATTGTCCATAATCGATGCCCAAAAACTCATCCCATGGCGCGGCATGAAGATTGCAAGATACTATTCTTGGAGTATAAGGGCTAATCACACCAAGTCCCTAATTTTTAACAGTTCCAAAGAATCATGAAGTAAGTCTATTTGTCTGCGACAGTCTTCCAGCGCATGATGGCTAGCAGGGTACTTGTTGAGCCCTGGGCATAGTCCATACACTGTACGAGCATCACGCACCACATAGTATTTCCATGGCAGGGCCAGTCCATAACTTTTATAAGCATGTTCTAGTATGTTCATGTCAAATGTAGGACCATTGGCCCAGATGCGTTTGCTAT